CAGGATCGCATCCCCTTCTTGTCGGCCATGTCCATGACCGAACACCGTGACGGTGACAGGGGGAGCTATTTGGAGATCGTCGACGCATTGACCGAACACGGGGCGAATGCAGCCGATGATCGAATAGAGCTTTTCAAACGGGTCGCATTCTCGGTTCTTGTGTCGAATACCGACGACCATTTGCGAAACCACGGATTTCTGTGGCTCGGTCAACGTGGCTGGACCCTGTCGCCAGCCTACGACATCAACCCGACGCCACAGGACATCAAGCCGAGAATACTTGCGACCAACATCGATTTTGATGATGGAACCTGCTCGATCGAGTTGTTGCGCTCAGTGGCCGAGGAATTTGCGCTCAAGCTAACGGATGCTGACGCTCTGATCCGCCAAGTCGCGATAGCGACACAAGACTGGCGGCAGGCAGCCCGACGGCGGGGGGCGAAAGAGCCTGAAATCCAAAGGATGGAAAGCGCCTTCGAACACGAAGATCTGCAAACGGCTCTCTCGCTGTGACAGTGATCCCGCGTTGAGGGTTACTCCTCGATCCGATAGAGCCGCTCACCGGTGTCGAGTTTCCGCGAAACGATAGTGAAGCCGAGCTTTTTCTTGAGTGCTCCGCTGATCGCGCCGCGTACTGTGTGCGGCTGCCAGCCGGTGACATCGATGATCTGACTAAGCGTCGCGCCCTCGTTGCGCTTGAGCATCTCGATTACCTTGGTTTGCTTACTGTCCCGCGGTTTGCGCTTCGGCTTCGGTGGTTTGGCGTTCGACCCGAGACCGATACCTGACAGGGCTTCGCCCGTCGGCGTGATCGCTTCGATGCCAGCCGCTTGCAGAATGCCCTGCGCATCGAGCCGCTGTTCGTTGATGAGGGCCTTCAGGCGCTCGACGGCCTTACTTTTGTAGTTGAAGGATTTGGCGGTGACCGTCTCCCCGGTGATGGCAGAAATGGCTGTCGCGATCTGAGCGACCGTGAACTTCTCCACGGCTAAGCTTGAGTTGGTCATGGGTATCTCTCCGTCTGGTTGGTAGACGTCCATACAGGTCCTATGACCCCAGGCAATCAACATTAATAATCGGAAATTAAACGGTTTTTCGAGGGCGGCCCGGACATGGGAACGTTGAACGCACATGCTTGTCAGCCAGGCCGAATACGCGCGCCAGCGCGGGGTTTCGCGCCAGTACATTGGCCAGATGGTGGCCAAGGGCGTGATCCTGCTCCAGGGCCGCAAGGTGGACCCGGCCCAGGCCGATGCCGCTCTGGCGGCCGTCCGTGAACCGGCCCGTCCGGAACGACGCGCGACACCCAAAGCTGAGACGGCTCCCAAGCCGATCGTTCCGGCGACCGAGCTTCCCTCGCTGCCACAAGGTGGCGATCTGCCGACCCTGTTGCTCAAAACCCGGATCAAGAGCGAGGTCGAGAAGGCCAAGCTCCTGGAGATCAAGGCTCGGGTCGAGGCCGGTAAATACGTCGATGCCGACGAGGTGAAGGTCGCGGCCTTCAACAAGGCCCGCGTGGTGCGAGACGCCCTGATGAACATTCCCGAACGTCTGGCTGCCGTGTTGGCGGCCGAGACCGATGCCGCACGGGTTCACGCCATGCTGACGTCTGAGATTCGCGCCGCACTCGAGGATCTGGCCGGTGCTTCCTGATGCCGCCGCGATCCATGACGCCGCGTTCGATCGGGGCTTGCGTCCCGATCCGCTGCTGAAGGTCTCCGAATGGGCCGATCAACACCGGCGTCTTTCGGGCAAGGGGGCTGCTGAACCCGGCCCCTGGCGCACGGCGCGCACGCCTTATTTGCGCGAGATCATGGATTGCCTGTCGCCATCCTCTCCCTACGAGCGGGTGGTGTTCATGAAGGGCGCCCAGATCGGCGCTACCGAATGCGGCAACAACTGGATCGGTTACGTCATCCACCATGCGCCCGGCCCCATGCTGGCGGTCTTGCCGACGGTGGAGATGGCCAAGCGGAACTCTCGTCAGCGCATTGATCCACTGATCGAGGACAGCGATGTGCTGTCGCAGTTGGTCAAACCAGCGCGATCGCGAGATTCCGGTAACACGGTGCTCACCAAGGCATTCCAGGGTGGGCTTCTGGCCATGACCGGAGCCAACTCAGCGGTCGGCCTGCGCTCCATGCCGGTGCGTTATCTGTTCCTGGACGAGGTCGATGGGTATCCCGGCGACATCGACGGCGAAGGCGATCCGGTCTCTCTGGCCGAGGCCCGCACACGAACCTTTGCGCGTCGCAAGGTGTTCATCGTCTCGACACCGACCGTCAAGGGCGTGTCGCGCATCGAGCGGGAATTCGAAGCGTCCGACCAACGACGCTACTTCGTGCCTTGTCCCCATTGCGGACATTTCCAGTGGCTCGAGTTTGAACGGCTCCGCTGGGACAAGGGGTGTCCCGAGACTGCGCATTACCTCTGCACCGAGTGCGAGGGACAAATCCACGAGCATCACAAGACGCGGATGCTGGAACGCGGCGAGTGGCGGGCGACCGCCCCGTCGGAACAGGGCAATGAGAAAACGGCAGGCTTCCACATCTCCAGTCTATACAGCCCCATCGGCTGGCGAAGCTGGACGGAGATCGCCGCAGCCTGGGAGGCCGCGCAAGGCAATGACGCGGCGCTCAAGTCGGTGAAGAACACGGATCTCGGAGAGACCTGGGTCGAAACCGGCGAAGCGCCTGATTGGCAGCGCCTCTATGACCAAAGGGAAACGTCGGTACCGGGCACCGTCCCAGCAGGCGGGTTGTTCCTCACCGCTGGCGTCGATGTCCAGAAGGACCGCCTGGAGGTAGACATCTGGGCTTGGGGACGCGGGCTGGAAAGCTGGCTGATCGAGCACATCATAATCGAAGGCGGGCCACAACGGCCCGATGCCTGGATAGACCTCGACGCCCTGTTGGATCGAACCTGGCCGCATGCGAGCGGCGCACAGCTCAAGCTGGCTAAGCTCGCCATCGACACCGGCTACGAGGCTCCGGCGGTTTATGCTTGGGCGCGCCGGGTAGGGTTCGGGCAGGTGGCCCCGGTCAAGGGTGTCGAAGGCTTCAACCGTGTGAGCCCGGTTTCGGGACCGACGTTCGTCGACGCCACCGACGGCGGCAAGAAACTGCGTCGCGGCGCGCGGCTTTGGACCGTGGCTGTCTCGACCTTCAAGTCGGAGACCTATCGGTTTTTGCGGCTGCAAAGACCTACTGACGAGGAACGGGCCGAGGGTGCCGAGTGCCTGCCTGGCACGGTGCATCTGCCGACCTGGGTTGAGAGCGAATGGCTTAAGCAGCTGGTCGCTGAGCAATTGGTGACGGTGAAGACCAAGCGCGGTTTTACCCGTCTTGAATGGCAGAAGCTCAGAGAACGTAACGAAGCACTGGACTGCCGGGTTTATGCCAGGGCAGCGGCCTGGATCGCCGGTGCCGATCGCTGGTCGGACCGTCAGTGGACCGATCTGGAGGAACAACTGGGTGCGGTCGATGGCGGCGTCGAGGCGGCCGGGATGATCAACAGGCCGGCCCCCGTGTCCTCGGAAAAGCGCCAATCCGACTGGCTCGGTCGGCGAAACAATTGGTTTTGAAGGAAACCCCATGACGACCTGGTCGGAAACCGAACTGGCGGCGCTGAAACGCGCCTACGCCAGTGGCACGCTGCGTGTCAGCTACGACGGCAAGTCCGTCGAGTACGGCTCCGCCGAGGATCTGCTGGGCCGCATCCGGGCCATCGAGCGGGAACTGGCGGGGGCGACCAAGCCGCTTCCGGTTGCTGGCTTTGCCGGGTTTCGGCGGGGCAATTCCTGATGGCGGTGGGTTGGTTCGATCGGGCCCTCGCGGTTTTCTCGCCTCGGGCCGCTACCCGCAGGGCTCTGGCGCGGCAGGCCTTCGACGGTCTAGCTCGCGGTTACGATGGCTCCTCCAAGGGGCGACGCACCGACGGCTGGCGGACACCGGGCACCTCGGCGGATACCGAGGTGGCCATGGCGTCGGCGCTATTGCGCGATCGCATGCGGGATCTAGTGCGCAACAACCCCCATGCCGCCAAGGCGGTGTCGGTTCTGGTCAACAACATCATCGGCGCAGGGATCATGCCGCGCGCCACATCGGGCGACGAAAAGCTCGACCTTGCCGTCAATACGCTGTGGGAACAGTGGTCCCGCCAATGCGATGCCGACGGCCAGTTGGATTTTTATGGGCTGCAGACCCTGATCTGCCGCGAGATGGTCGAGGCCGGTGAGGTGCTGGTGCGCCGACGCCTGCGCCGTCCGAGCGACGGTCTCGATGTGCCCCTGCAACTGCAAATCCTGGAAGCCGATTTCCTCGATGCCACGAAGAATGGGCAGGGAAGCGGCAAGGGACGCCTGGTTCAGGGTGTCGAGTTCGACGGTATCGGACGCCGCACCGCCTACTGGCTTCATGAAAGCCATCCAGGTGATGCTTTCAGTACGTGGCAGGGCGGGCTGCAAAGCCGACCTGTGTCGGCAACCGACATCGTCCATGTCTATGAGAAACAGCGGGTTCAGGTGCGGGGCGTCCCATGGGGCGCGCCGGTGATTCGATCTTTGCGTGATCTCGACGATTACGAGGTTGCCGAGATCGTTCGCAAGAAGACCGAGGCCTGTGTCACCGCCATTGTATTCGGCGATGAAGAGACCCAGCAGGGTGTCGCGCCTTCCGTGGTCGATGCCGACGGTAAGCGGATCGAGCAGTTCGAGCCAGGTCTCATCGCCTATGCCCGAGGCGGCAAGGACATTCGTTTCAACCAGCCCGCCGCTGTCGGCGGCTATGCCGAATACAAGCGGGCTAGCCTGCACACTATTTCGGCAGGCTTCCGGGTGCCTTACGAACTGCTCACCGGGGACCTCTCCCAG